GCAATACACATGACATCTCTGCTGGTACTGGAGCCGCGGCAGTTATTGATGGTGTTTCATTTATCGATGCCTCATACAAGCTGGGGGATGCCGTCGATAAATTAACGGCTATTGCCATGCATTCGGCAACCATGGCTGCACTAGCCAAACAGGGCTTGATTGAAACCGTACGTGATGCAGATGGTGTGGTGCTCTATAAAACCTTCATGGATCGCCGTGTGATTGTCGATGACGGTATGCCAGTTGATGGTGATGTATTCACATCATTCCTGTTCGGGCAAGGCGCTATCGGTTTTCAGGATATCGGTGCACCCGTAGGGGTTGAGACTGACCGGGATAGTCTCGCGGGCTCTGACATTCTCATTAACCGCCGTCACTTTGTTTTGCATCCTCGTGGTATCAAATGGGCTGGTGCAATGGGTGTTGCGCCAAATAATGCAGGTCTTTCATCTGATGCCAACTGGGAACGCGTCTACGATCCAAAGCAGATTCGTATTGTGGCGTTCAAGCACAAAGTTAAATAAAGACGGGCGGAATTATCCGCCTTTTCTTTTGGAGATAAATCAATGGGCCTATCCGCATTTAACCGCATGAGAGAACGTCAAATGGCACAAGCAAAAGTAACTGAACTCGAAGAACAACTGGCAACCTTAAAAGGTGAGTTTATTGCCTTTCAGAATGATCCTGATGCAATGAAAGCACGTATTGCTGAATTAGAAGCTGGTAAAGGAATACCTGATCCATTAGATGGACCTACACCCGGTGATTATGAAAACTGGAAGGTCGACCAAATTAAGGCTTTTCTAACTGACAAGGGCATCGAGTTTAAACAGTCGGCATTAAAGCCAGAATTGATTGCTTTAATTCCACAAGATCCAAAGGAATAATCCATGAGCTTTATCACTGAACAAGAAGCAATTGAACGTGTAGCAGGCTTTGATGCTTTATCTGCCAGTGATAAAGCTGACTATCTCGAAAAGTCAGAAGCTTACTTGTTAGCGCGTAATGTTAAGCCTTATGAAGATGTAACAGCGGTTCCTAAAGCCTTAAAAACGGCTTCCTATGAAGTTATAAAAGGCATCATGAAGGGAGAAATATACCAAGGGCAAGAACAGGCTCTAAAACGAAAGAAAGTTAAGGCAGATACGGTAGAAACTGAAAAGGAATACCAGGACGGATCAGTAAAACTTAGTGCGAGTGAGCAATTCATTCTTGATTTAATCAAACCTTACTGCAAACGGCGATCTGTAATTTTTGTTAGGAAAATCTAATGGGCTTACGTGACGAAATTCAGACAGAAATTGCTGAAGCATTTAGTGAAGATTTAGCAGACGCCGTTCATACCTTTACGTGTGAACGAGTATCTAAAAAGAATTGGGATCCTAAGACTGAAACTCATGTTGAAGTTAAAGAAAGCTATTCTGGTCGTGGCGTTCTGTTTGGCTCATACAGTCAATATGAGGTCCAAACACTTGGAGTACTGGCCACAGATAAGAAGGCTACCGTGCTTCAAAATGAATTGACAATCGCCCCCAAAATTGATGATGAGTGGCTAACAGCGTTGGGCTCATTCCAGGTAATTCATATTCAGCAGGATCCAGCTAGCACAATTTGGAAATGTCAGTTGAGGATGGTTTAAATACTTGGTCTAATATCCTTTCTAAAATAGGGGGATATATGGAAGCTTGTATTGTAAATTGGGATTTGGTAATAAAATTCATTCAAATAATAATTCCACTTGGAATTGCATTATTTGTTTATCATGTTTGGCATAAGCAAAAAGGAAAAGAAGTCGTCGCAAATGAAGTAAAAGAACTCCTTAAGAATATTTTGGAGGAAATGACAATTATTTCACTCTTGAGATATGAGACACAAAAAGATTTAAAATTAATTGAAGAAAAAATTGAAAGATTAAATAATCTCACTCAAATTAATATGCGCAGTGCACTTTTCATAGAAAATTGCCTTCATGAAAAAGAATTAGACATGTTATTTACTAATTATAATATGGTATCTACAGATACTTATGTTTTACTTAGAAATAACGCCTTGAAAGCTAAGGACCCCAAAGAATATATGCATTTTAATATTCAATCTAGAATCGATTTAAATGCATATAACAAACCAACAGAAGCTATAATTAAAAAGTTGTCTCCATTAGCAATATACACAAAGAAAATAAGTTTGAAAAAGTTTAAGTAAAATGAACCCACTTCGGTGGGTTTTTTATTGGAGTAAATATGACGTGGACTGCACATGAGGTCTATGACAGCTTTCAGGTAGTACCTGATGATGATTTAAAACCTCATTCATTTTTTCACTGCGAATGCCATCTCGAATATGTGGATGGCATTTTTATTCATATTGCATTTGATGGCAGAGAGGCGACTGAAACGCCTTTGCTAAGTTAATAGGTTATTCATGGTTAGCACAGATTACGTTCCTTTATGGCATATCTCGCCATTTCAGCATGTGCAATACACACTTGCTAGAAATCAGCTTCACATGGATCTGTTATTCGAAGATATGAATAACGTTGATAAGTTCTTGTCTATTGAAGACGCAGCCGCACAAGTTGATTTCTATTCCAATGGTGCTTATGCAGTTGTTCAGTTGGGCGATACTTCTGAAAGAAAGTCCATAGAAGTCTATGGACTGCTTTTGCATGAAGCGGTTCATGTTTGGCAGAAGGTTAAAAAGCTCATGGGAGAAAAAGAGCCTAGTTCAGAATTTGAAGCATATTCAATTCAAGCGATCGCTAAAGACCTTTTTAAAATGTATGAAGAAAGCGAGGTAAACGATGGGATGGAAGGGGAAAAAGCCAACTGATTTTAGTTTTGATGTGGCTAAAACAGCAGAGGATAAGGTAAAGAAAATCGCCATGGATACTGTGCAGTCATTAGTTAATTCAAGTCCTGTTGATACGGGGGCTTATCGTGCTTCACATATTGTTTCGATTGGATCTGGTGATTATGGTGTGCGTGGACCTGAAACTAATGCTATTCAAGATGCCGCAATTCAAGCTGTTAAATTTAAGTTGGGCAATTTGGTCTACATACAGAACAATAAGCCATATGCCGAACGTTTAGAGAATGGTTGGTCTGATCAAGCACCGCAAGGTATTTACAACACTACATTTACTTATATTAGTCAAAAGTATGGTGGTTAAGATGGCAATGACTTTAGAGCAGACAAGGCAAGCTATTATCGACCATATGATGAGTTTTGACGGTATTTCACAAGAAAGAATTCAGTATCCAAATGCAGCAGGCTTTGAAGTTCCGAAGGAAGGCTTGTGGTGTCGTTTAACTATAGCAGGTGGAGCCAGCTTTATTTCTGGAATTGCTGATAATCCTTGTACTCGCCGTACCGGTAATATCATGGTCCAGTGCTTTGCACGTCATCACAGTGGTGTGAAAGGTTTAACTGAGCTAAGCGATTCTTTACTTCAGCATTTTGAATATTTCACCGCTGATCATCTTGAATGTTTACAAGGACAATCAATTTTTATCGGGCAAGATGCTGACTTCATTCAGTATAATGTCACGATTGGCTATAAGGTGAATTAATATACGTATGAAATTTCTAAAACTAATTCCACTGGTTTTTCTATTCTTTACTTTTGATGCTAATGCCAAAGTCGAAAGAGAAGATAATTGCAACATTATTGGTGATATGGCGTTCATCATGATGACTTTACGTCAATCAGGACTTTCAAAAGATGAAATAAATAAAGACATTCCTTTTGATAAGCTCACAAATAATGAGAAGAAGGTTGCACATGAATTAGTTGAAAATATTTACAAAGTGCCAGTAAAGAAAGAATTTAATAGTTATGAATCCCTAGAGAAGTTTTCGGAAGTAGAAAGAGAGCGTTGCAAAAAGCTCATCCAAGAGAAAATTTAAACTCAAATTATATTTAAACCGCCTTAGAGCGGTTTTTTTATGTCTTATCCACTACCACCTCATCGGTGGTTTTTTATTTTTACAGGAATCACTTATGAGCAATTTTGTTTTTAAGCGTGGTGACACCTTCAACTTGAATTTGCAGCTGGTTGATATGGATGATGCGTTGCAATTTCCAGCCAATGATGTACGCCGTGCGATTGACTTGACGGGCTATGCATTTACCTCTCAAGTTAAAACATTAGATACCGGTGCAGCAGTGGCTACTCTAACCTGTGCTGCTTTAAGCCAGACGACTCAGAAAGGATGGCTTAGCGTGAAATCAGGAGCCAGTACTGCTACATGGCCTTTGGGTTTATGTCAGATGGATATTAAAGCGGTAGTTGGTGGTGTTGTTCAACATACTGAAACTTTAGTATTCCAAGTGATTGATGGAGTAACAGCATAATGGCAAATCTTTTATTTAGATTTAGTTGGGATCATCGGCCTTTTGTCTATAACTCTTCTCAAGGCAAGCGGCAGTTTATGTTGCCTTTTGCCTCCGGTATTCCAAACTTAACGCCAGACTGGACTCAGGTGGCAGGTCTAGGCACTGCTGCAACTGGTACTTTAACAGTAGGAAGTTTTGATAAAACTTTAGGGCGAGTTGTAACGGTGGGAGACTTTGGCATTGGTATAGCCTCAGCATTGAGTGCTTCCAGTGATATGGACTCTATGATTAACACTGGTAACTTTTCGGCAAGTAATGCAAGTAATCCCAATGCCCCACCTGGTGCTACTGCTGGATATGTACAAATAAATGAATATAATCCAATTTCTTTTTTTGCACGACAAGAATGGAAAAATATCATTAATCAAAGGCATTATTTTAGATCAAGAACAGCCGATAATGTGTGGACCCAATGGGGTGAATATCGGACTACTGCTAATACCACTATTGATGCTAATGGTTTTGTGAAATCAGCCTCTCCAATTGTTAAGCTATTTGCTGAATCAATTGAGCTAAATGATGAAGCAAATAAACAGCCTGTCGAATTTGAAAAGGTTGATGTAGGAAATTACTTGCTGAAAGGATCTCTAGGCTTTGCTCAGGAAGGTTGGTATGTGGAAGTTCCAAAAGATGCGAATGGCAACACAGTTGTTGCAGTAATGTATGAAACTTTAGAGTATGGCGATATTTCTATAAAGACTTACAAGCGTAAGTTCGATATTGAACAAGCAGCTATTATTGCTGATTTGGAGAATCCAATTGATATCCCTGAAGGTCGCTGGATTGATATCCGTTTGCATGAAGAACCTGAACTAGAACATGAAGAACCGTTGAGTGAAACACCTGTTGAATTTCAGCCTACGAACTTATCTGAAGCAGTAGCTGCGGCACTAAATGGTATAGAACCGCCTGAATCCCCAAACTCTGATAAAACTCTTTAAAGGACTGCTGAATTAGCGGTTTTTTTACACCCATTTTTTAAACAACCCGCTGATGAAGCGGGTTTTTTTATACCTAAATTTTGGAGAACTATAAATGAGTTCAGGCGCAAAAATTCGATTATATGCTTGTGAAGAAGCAGTTTTAGGAACTACTCCAGCAAACCCAATCTGGTACACGGTTCGCCGTGTAAGTGATGGATTATCTGAAAACGTCTCAACAGAAGAAAGTAGTGAAGTTGTTAACTCACGCTTCCGACAAGGTGGGGTCGTTACTGAAGCCGAAGTTGCAGGGCAGTTAGAATTTGAATTATCTGTAGGAACATTCGACTTATTCTTAAGTGCTCTTGCATTTAATAACTGGGCAGCAAATGCCCTCAGCTTTGGCGGCACCGTACGTAAATCATTTACCCTGGTTAAAGTCTTTGAAGATGTTGGTCAGGTCTTTATTTATCGTGGTGTTCAGGTAAATACGGGTGAAATTACCATTCAGACCACAGGAAAGATTACAGGTAACTTTGGCTTGGTTGGTAATTCATTTACACGCCAGCAAGTCAATCCGGTTACCAATCCAATAGCTGCATCCAGTCGCCCTTTAGTCAGCATGCCAAACGTGGAAAACTTGCTTGTAAACGGCCAGTCAATTCAAGGGAAAGCATGTCTTCAATCACTGACCATTTCTATTAATAACAACCTTGAAGCGATCCGCTGTATTGGTTCAGGGAAATACACTCCAGAGTTTTACTTAGAGAAGATGATGGATATTGAAGCGAATGCTTCATTCATGTTTTCGGCCACAGCAGCAGGCTGGATTGATGCAATCAAAACCCGTGATGTATTTACACTGGCCTTTGATATTAAAGACAGTAAAGGAAGTAAATACTCGTTTAACTTCCCGCAGCTAGAAGTTATGGAAGCAAATCACCCAGATGGTGGTGGTGATGACATCATCACTTTAGATATCAACTTTGCTCAAGTACGGACAGCTCCAACAATTGTGCGTGCTCTTGTGTAATTCAAATTAATAAACCTTAGAGCCTATGGAATCCCATGGGCTTTTTTATTCCTAAATATTCGAGGTAGTTATGGCTTTAAAAGTTGGAATTGTACGAAGTTCAGAAGTATCGAAGTGGTGTACGTTTGAAACTGCAGGTGGACAAGCAGAGTTTAAAATTCGTGGTATCGGCTATAAACCGTTTCAAGTTTCATTAGAGAAGGCTGGTAATCAAATTACATCCAAAGGCTATGATGTAATGGTGAAAGACGTAAACAGCAAGCTCTATCATGAGCTTTTATTAGATGCGGCTGGCGCTCATTTAATCGAAGACTGGAAAGGGGTTGTTTTCGCTGAAGTGGAAGATGGCGAAACAGTAGAATCTGAAAAACCGTATACACCAGAAAATGCTTCTAAGCTTCTTAATCTTGGTGACATTGGCCTATTGATCTGGTCATTCGTTAAAGAGCAGGCTCAAAAGATTCAGGAAGAAGCCGATAAGGACAAGGCTACGATTTTGGGAAAGTCATCGAACTCTACAAGTACCAGAAATCGTATGCGTCGAAAACGCCGCACGAAATCGAACAAATCAAATTCTTAGGTGGATATATACCAGATCCACCAGAATATTCTTATGCGGCAGACTCAATTCTTGCTGCCTTTAGCACAATTATTAGATCTAGACGATATGAGCAAAGTGTACCTTTATACTTAGATCAGCAGGCTATCAATGTTTATGCTGAACATAATGATTTGCCAGTTGATGCTCATATCTTTAATGACTGTATTTTTGCTTTAGACAATTTATTTATTGAAGAAGTCCATAAGAAGATTTCTACCAAGTCCAAAAAGTAAAAAATAGCTATCTCCGTGATGGCTATTTTAATTAATGTATTTTTATTTAAGGAAATATATAATATTAACAATGGTTTATATTGAAAATTAATATGTTAGTAAAAACTTTTATATACATTGGGGTTATCGATTTCTTTGGTGGTTTTAGTTAGCTGTACTAAACAAGCTGAACATAAAGCGCTACCTCCTTCAGTTGAAGCGCAATTCATGAGTGCGGACAAACAAATAGGGAAGATGCTAGCTGCTCTAGAGAATCGAAACGTACCACTGGATCAGAAGCAGGAAATTTTATGCAAGACATATCCTGAAGTCTACAAAAAGCAATATATGCCAGCTCTACTCAAGCTTTCACCGAATCTCTACACAGAGGAAATTCTATTAAGAGATTTTGAGGCTGTAATTAATTTCTACAAAAAAGCTTTTGTCGTTAATTGCGGTTGATTTTTATCACTTAAGACTTTAATAATTTATTTTCTAAACTTGAAAATTTTATTAAAGGATTCTAATGAGTAAATATGCATCTTGGACACTAGGTTTTTTATTTCTAATTATTGTGTATTTGTATTTTGTTAAAGATATGACAACACAAGATATTGCAGATTTCATAGTTGACCAAGTAGGAATAACTAATACGAATAAATAAGCCACCTTCTGGTGGTTTTTCATTTTCTGAAATGTTAAATTTTACTCATTATTAAAATGGATATTTTCATGAAAAAAACTATTTTATTGGGATTGGTTTTGAGTTCACTTGCCTGTACTAATCTTTATAGTCAAGATTTAGATAGTTTTGTAAATAAGAATATTTCTAATGAGATTGTAAGTGCTCAGGAGCAAGATGATGCCCTAATGATAGTAAAAAAGTATAAAGATACTTATCAGAAGAAAATATTAAATGCTTGGGATGTACCTCCTAAATCCGCGGGAACAATTGCAAGAGTTAGAGTTCTATTAACGGAGAAAGGTGAAGTAGACCAAATAATTTTTTTGAATGAGATACCTAAGGAGTTTAAGTTAAGTATCGAACAAGCGATAAAAAAATCAACTCCGTTTACTTTGCCTGAAAATACTATTATTAGAAAGATGGCAAGAAATCTAACAATTAATTTTAATGCCACTTAATAAGTTACTATTAATTAAAATATATGACTCTTGGGGTAGTTTTTGTTTATGTGACATTTAGTAACCAGTTTGTTAAAGTTGGTTCACTTTATAACAAATGGTGAAAAATGCATGAAGAAATTATTGGCTGTTAGTTTATTAAGTATAGTGTTTGTGGGGTGTACATCAATTCAAGTTAATAATGCTACTGGATTTAATCCAGAGTCTATTCGACAAGTTTGTATTGTCGATAACCCGAAAGTTATCATCAAGGATTTTAATCAAATCGTTGAGCGTAGTTTCGAGCGTTATAAAATTGATGCGAAAACTTATAAAGATACTGATAACTTAAGCCTTTGTCAGACTACTTTAAACTATACAGCTACTCGTTCTTGGGATATGGCTCCATATATGGTTGCTGCTCAATTCAATCTTTTGCAAAATGGAAGACAAGTTTCCGAAGCATCTTTTAGATTGCGTGGTAATGGCGGTTTAGCTCCAAATAAGTGGCGTAGTACTGAAACGAAGATTAATGAATTGGTTGATCAGTTGCTAAATAAAACCCCTGTTAAGTGAGTAGATTGATATGAGTACAGAAAATCAAGGCATGAAAGAAAGTGAAGTCTGCAATGCTATTGGATGGATATTAATTGCTCTAGGGTTTATTGCTGGATTTATTTTTATATTGGCATTTGGGCGAGTAGAAGTACCGCGAACTTATTATGGTACTGAGACTGTATGGTCTGGCATTATGGTTATTACAGGTATTGGAATTATGTTTAATGGATTCCTTGGGGGTTATCTATTTCAAAAGGTAGCCAGCATACTCAGATACCATGAAAATAAAGCAATGTCATAAAAACAAGGTACCCTAACCACCAATAGAATCAACTTTAACAACCCACTCACTGAGTGGGTTTTTTATTACCCAAAATTCATAGCTCACCTCTTGTGGGCTTTTTTATTGCCTAGAGGAAAGTGAAAATGGCACAAGAATCTCGTCTGGTCATTGTTATTGATTCGCAAAATGCTGAACGTAATGTCAAAGCCTTGGCAGAAGAATTGTCAAAATTTACTGCTCGAGGTGATTCCGCATCTAAAACATCAAAAGATATGGAGAAACAGCTTACTATTACCAATAATATTGTTCAAAACTTTAATACTACAGTTAACAATTCAAATACTTCAGTTCAAAAATCGGTTGAAGTGACTAAGCAAGCAACTCACCAAAATCATAAATTTGCTCAAGAAATTAAAGCCACAACCAATGAGCTGGATAAACAGGATAAAGCGGCTAATTCATTCGGTACCTCAATTAAAGCTTTAGCTGGATATATGGCAGGCTTGGCTACGGTCAATGCTGCCATTACTAAAATTGATGCCTATACAGGGCTACAAAACAGACTGAAGTTAGTTACTAACAGTCAGGCTGAACTGAATAAAGCAACTGAAGATACTTTCCAGATTGCTCAAAAAACTTATTCAACTTGGGATTCAGTTTTACAGGTGTACCAGCGCTTTAGTGACAATTCCAAAACTTTAAATCTAACAATGGACGACACTGCGCGTTTAACTGAAACAGTATCAAAAGCAGTGGCTATTAGTGGAGCAACTGCAGAAGCAGCAGATGCTTCATTGATGCAGTTTGGACAAGCACTCGCAAGCGGTACATTGCGTGGAGAAGAACTGAACTCTGTCATGGAGCAAACCCCTGCATTAGCTAAGGCTATTGCTCAGGGCATGGGTATCACTGTAGGTGAGTTGCGTTCAGTTGCTGCTGAAGGAAAAATCACTTCACAGGAAATTGTAAAAGCTCTTAGAAATGTAGAGTCTGATGTAGATGCATTATTTGGTAAAACGGATATTACGATCAGCCAGTCATTAACTCTTCTTAATAATGAGATTACTAAATTTGTCGGGGAAGCTAGCCAAGGAAGCGGAGCGGCTCAAGTCTTATCTGGTTCAATTAAGGTTCTAGCCGAGAATTTAGAATCAATCTCTTATGTAGCTATTTTGGGAGGCACTGCATTATTAACCAAAGCAATCGCAACACAAGTATCGGCTTTAAATACCAAAGTAGGTTCATTAGTAGCTGACAATGCTGCATCACAATTGCAAAAGCAAAAGTCCTTAGAAAATGCAAAAGCAGCACTGGCTGAAGCGGAAGCGCATTTAGTTAATGTACGAGCAACAAATGCTGAAACTCAAGCTAAATATGGTGCAAGTGCAGCAAGCGCCAGATATGTTCTTGCAGCCAATAATGTTGAGAATGCAACGAAGGCAGTTACGTTAGCACAAGGCAAAAGTGCTTCAATGGCAGGATTAGTAAGCGGTGCATGGGGGTTAATTGGTGGTCCAATTGGGGCAATCACATTAGGCGTGACTGCTTTGGCTGCTACTTATATGTATTTCTCAAATAAATCTGCTGAAGCCACTGCAAAGCTAAAAGAGCAAGCCGAAGCTGCAAAGTTGACTAAGGAAGAGATTAAAGCCCTTAATGATGAACAACGTAAGGAAAAATTAAGGTGATTTAGCAGCGACAATTGAAGATCAAAACAAGGCTTTAGAACGGCATGAATTAGCGGTCGGGTCAGCATTAATCAATATCCAGAACTATGCAGTGGGCAATGCTAAAGTTGCTGAAATTTCAAATAAAGCACGACTTGGTACCATTTCTTATACTGAAGCGATTGAGCAATTAAAGAGCGAAAAGATTCCGTCCGATTTACGGGATGCATTGCTTAAACAAGTAAATGCCTATGATGAAGCAGCTGAAACTGCTGCCAAGACTAAACAAACATATAGCTTATTTGGTGTCGAAGTAACACTTGCAGGCAATAAGGCTGAAAATGCCATTGTCGGAGTTGATAAAAATACCAAGTCCTTAAATGAAAATGAGAGAGCGGCATTAGCAGCTAAAAATGCACAAAAGAAATATGCTGATTCTCTTTATGATCGTGAATATGATGCATATTTTATGAAATTTGCATTAGCAAAGGGATTTACAGAGAAACAAGCAGAGGAGCTACTTAAAAGTGCAAATTGGGCTCGAAAGGAGGGGGTTGAATATACCTACCAAATAGCTCAAAAAGGCTTGCAAGTACTATCTATTGAAGAACAAAACAAGAATGTGATTGATGCGAAGAATAAAGCATTAAAGGAAACTACGAATGAGCTATCTAAACAGCAAAAACTCTCTAAACGCCTAGTCGGTGTGTCAGGAAAATCTGGTATTGGTACAGGCCCTCATCTTGATGTTCGTTATGGTGGTTCCATGTCTGGCCAGAAAGTTTCTAATGAACATCTGGCCCGATTGCAAGCAGGTGGCAAACCATTGTCATCCTACAAGATCAGTTCAAATTACGGTCCACGAAAAGCCCCTACTAAAGGGGCTTCTTCATTTCATAAGGGTATTGATTTTTCAATGCCTGAAGGTACACCGATCACTACCAATGTTGCTGTTAAAGACATTAAGACGCGGTATGACAGCAAGGGTGGTGGTTATGTCAGTGAAGTGATCTTTGAAGATGGTGTAACACTTAAACTTCTTCATCAGTCACCAAGTATGCAAAGCAAGGTTAAGAGCGGAGCAAGTAAAGGGAGTGATAAGGCATCAGGTGATATCCAATCACAACTTGATCGTCAGTTAGATGCTCAGCGTTCACTTGAGAATGAAGTGGCTAGTGAAGTGCAGCGGATCCAGAATAATTTAACGGTTAGATTAGAGGATGTAGATAAAGCAGGCTTTACGCCAGAACGTACTGCTGAAATCAAGGCTGAATTACAACGCCGTGCTGATAATGATATTGCGATTGCCAAACAAGCTACTAGAAGCAAACTAGAGGACTATAAGGAGTTCCAGAAAACCGAGGCTGAATTACTTAAAGAAAATTTTGATCGCAAAAAGTTTAACGCGGCTCATGATGTTGAATTAAGTAAATCGGAACAAAAGCAAGCTGTGGAGTTGCTGGAACAGCAATATCAGCAAGAAAACGCGCTTATGAAATTGGCTCAAGAGCAACGATCATTTCAAGCCCGATTATCTCTGCTTTCTGAAACTCAAGCTATGCAGGAACGCTATAGACTTGAAAGAGAGGAGATCCTTAAGAACTCAAAACTTTCCATAGAAGAGCGTCAAAAACTTATTGCGTTATCTAAAGCTACACAGGACAAAGAGACACGCGACAAAGTAAATAACGCTGTTCAGAACTGGGGTGGTATTCAGGCTGATATGAATGGTACCAGTGAGTTCTACAGACAGGATCAGGAACGGTTTAGTCGCCTGGGTGCTGCAAATGATCTTGCTGATAGTCAGTTTGCTGCTGCTGATTTAAATGAGCAAAGCGGTTTAGATGGTCTGAATGCACAGATGGAAGCTGGATTAATTCAGCTTCAGGATTACGAAAACCAGAAGACTGCAATCATTCAAGCTGCTCAAGAGCAACGCAATCAAATTGGTAATGAATATGCTCAGAACGCTAAGGACATTGAAGACAAATATCAACAGGATCGACTGAACACTCAAATTGCTCTTGGTGGGCAAATGATGGGTTCTGTCACATCGATGTTTGGTTCTATGTTTGGTGAGCAATCTAAAGCTTACAAGCTCATGTTTGCTGCGGATAAAGCTTATGCAATTGCTGCTGCCGGTATTGCCATTCAGCAAAATATTGCAGCAGCTGCAAAAGTTGGTTTTCCGTATAACTTATCTTTAATTGCTGGGGCGGTTGCACAGGGTGCCAGCATTATTGCGAATATCCGGGCAATTAAAGATCAAGGCTTTGCTGATGGTGGTTTCACCGGATCTGGTGGTAAATACGAACCTGCAGGTATTGTCCATAAAGGAGAGGTGGTCTGGTCGCAAGAAGATATTAAACGCTGGGGTGGTGTTGGTTTGGTTGAGAATATGCGTAAGAGCTCAGGCCCTGAAGCATTTATTAATAACCATGCCACTAACAACACTTCAGCAGAAAATGTCTTTAAACGTTCATTCCTAAGCTCAAAAGCTTTTAATGAAAATCAAAATATCTCGAATATCTTTAATCAACCTACTCGAGAGAATCAGATTATCGTTAATGCTCTCAAGCCAAGCAAAGATGCGGATTCAAGATCGGGAGATGTTCAAAGCATTACTAACAAGTATGCCGGGAACAATTCAAGCTTTAGCAAAGTTCTGGATAAATCGATTCAAAGTAGTAAATCCTATATTGCTAATAAATCGAACGTATCTAATTTTTCTAACTCGAAAATTCTAAATAGTTCTGTTTCAAACAGCACAGTTCAGAATGCTCAGAAAGAATTGCTGAAGGAAGTTTCGATCTTCAGAGAACGTGGTAATTCAAGTCCTATTCTTCTGGATCCTTCCAAAGGCTTTGCTGATGGTGGTTATACAGGGAAAGGTAAGAAGTATGATATTGCTGGAGCTGTGCACAAGGGCGAGATTGTCTGGTCTCAGGATGATATTAAAAAATGGGGAGGAGTTGAGAAAGTTGAACAAATGAGACGGGCCACAAGTCCAGATTCATTTATTTCGAACCATGCTCAATACAATACCAGTTTTGAAAATGTCATGAATCGGGCTAATCAGAGTTCACGGGCATTTAGCCAAAGTAGAGATATCTCGAACATCTTTAATCAGTCTTATCAAGATGATCAGATTATTTATAAAGGCAATGCTAGTGCTGCCAATCCAACTACCTCTGCAAACTCAGATCTATTTCATGATGGAAAGGTTTACTTCTCATCAAATGGTTTAGTTCAGGATCGCTCAAATCTTGAAGACGTGCAGGACTTTACCTCAAGGCAATCTCCACGCCCTCAAGCTGAGTTTATGCCTTCTTTTGAGCAATCTTCTCCAACTATCAATTTCAAAATTGAAGTAGTGAATCAGGTTAATGGGGCAACTGTTGAAGCAGAACAATTGGATGAGAAAACTGTCCGGATTATCGTAAGGGAAGAACTTGATAAACAACTTCCAAAAGCGGTACCGAAATTAGTAAGTGAGGATATTAAAAATCCAAACTCTCTAATTAGCCGCTCTTTGACTGAGAACACAACTGCAAGACGAAATCGATAATATAAAGCCCTTTAGAGGGCTTTATTATTTCATTCTGGTTTTTTATTAGAAATTAAAATAAACTATTATAAAATAAGGGGAAATAAATGAAAAAACTGTTTTTATTTGCAATATTGTTGGGGCTTTCGGGGTGTGGTGATAACAACCAAAATGAAACGTCTGAATCTAATATGCAGATGAATCTATTACAAACGACTGAATTAGCAGCACCAACTCTATCTAATTACAATTTAACAGCATCAGCACGAGTGATGAGTTCGGCAGCTGCACCATTAGGTGGATGGTCTATTACTAATTCAACTGTCATGGGTGCATCAACATTAATTGATACGGTAAAAGACACTAGAGTTTCAGCAGCATTAGTAACACCGAATGCTAAGCAAGTGGCTGAAGTTTTGAGAGGGGGAGTTGCTGGAATTGCCTTAAGTATTGCGGTTGATCAGTTACTTGGTGCTGTTGATTGGGTGATGGATGCAGGGAATAATCAGATTCGTTATAAGCCGAAATCAATTGCTGGAGAGCCACCTATTACTGAAATAGGTATTTTTATCTATAGATCTAATGGCGTTAAAGAAACTACACGTGGTGATTCTATTAATGCAGTTTGTAAAAATATCCAACAATGGTATTTTGAAGTATCAAATTTTAGACCTACCATTGACTGGGAGCATGTTTCACGCTCTGGAAGTTACTTTACTTGCAGATTTTTAGAAACGGGCTATCAGCGTTTTACAGGGACTATAGAGGGTGGAATTTATTCATCAGAAAAAACTCTTCCTCTAGAAACCTTAGCTGGAAAAGTAATTTCTAACGCTGATTCAGGAAGTTTAGATGCTCAAGTTGCAACTAATGGAGCAACTCAGAATATTTTAAATGATGTAGTACAGGCTGAACCTGTCGTTCAGGAGTTAGAAAAAAATGCCGATAATAAGTGTCCAAGTGGTATTACTAACGGTAATGGTGATTGTTGGGTTTGTTCAAGAGAATCTTGGCAACCTATAAGAAGTCGTGTTGTCTACGCAAAAGATGTTACTAATGGGCTAGGCGGTTGTAGTGCTGGAATGAATTCTAGTCAATTGCTCACTCGGTATAATGCATATACTGAGCTAGGTGCTTCTAGAGATGCAGAGAATGCATGCTGGTCTCCACAAGATCAGGAACACTTAATTCAAGCAAAAATGGCTAAAGCAACTGCTAATGATTGTAAAAGCTACCTCGGGGCTCTAGGGCAATAAAATGAATATCGAAAATCTAAAAAAGCGAATTGAGTTAGAGTTTAAAAATGTTACTTTGGGGAAGGCCTATACTCTGCCAGAGGAAGATTATGCGGATACAAGTTACTGGTATTTCGATAAAAATCGCACCGATTTAAACTTAACTGAGGAAGAGTGGATAAAGCATGAGCTGCACCTTCTAGAAACGGGTGGATGGTTTAGAGAGGACTTTGAAGAGGCTGTAAATGCAATTAAAGAAAAGAGGAAAATGTATAATAGGTACAGTAATCCTTTTGAAATACCTGTTTCATATTTAAATAATTATCATACGGGTTTTGGATTTTTAAAACCCCAAGGTTTTTTATTTTATACCCCAGCTATTATGAATTGCGTATTAAAAGATACCGAAGTTTTATCTTCAAATAGTTTTTCCTCTTGGCTTTTTCGTATTAGTACATCAGATACTTTTGAGGAAATTTCGAAATTATTGAATTTTTTCACAAAAGCACAAATTGAAGTGTTAAAAGATTTTCTGCTATTTATTCTCGATATATCTGTAGAGAAAAAAGAAAGAATTAATAAGAGCTTAAATAACATCAAGCTGTTAGAAGTTTAATGTATCGAAAACTCCTTAATATTAAAGTTAAGTTTAACCCACTCATCTAGTGGGTTTTTTATTGCCTGAAGGAAAGTTATGTACAAGTTAAAGCTAAATCCTCAAACAAATGGCTATGGCGTAACACCAGGTGATGATGTAAAGCGTCAGCAAATGGATGGAGGGCGTGGACGCTATTACATTGATGTAAAACGTAATAGCCACATTGTTGATGTGAACTGGAATTTAAGTAAAACCGATTTCAATAAAATGATGGCTTTTTGGCGACTTTACCAAAACAAACCAGCTTCATTTTATGCGGATCTCGTCATTGATCAGGGCACGCGCCAACAATACCAATGTAACTTCATTCCCGAGTCTTTCAAAACTAATGAAGTGAATGGAAATCTTTACCGGGTAACCGCACAGATGGAAGTCATTCAAAACCAGCCGAATCTAACAGCTGATGCAGCATTGATTAAAGATTGGGAGGTCTAATGGATAACGAATACGCCAAGTTCTTCCTCAATCGTAAAGTTGATATCTATCAATTGGAGTGTATTGAGCTATCACATCCATCATTTCTAAACACTTATCGAGTTGTTCGTAATGATGATCGTGGTGTCTATGTTCAACATAAAGAAGGAGCCGGACAGGTGTTTTATGAATATCTACCGATGTCTATTCAAAGATCTGGAATGTTAGGTGATCTGGACCAGACATTAACTGTCTCAGTTTCGGGTCTTGGCGATATATTGCCGGATGAGTTTGAGCGAGTTTTAGAAGGCCAATTTGCAGATGTGAAGCCTACTGTCAATTATCGCCTGTACAGTTCAGACAACTTAAATGCACCAATTCATTATCTGCTAGGCCTCCAACTTGCAGGTGTTTCAATGAACCATAAAGCTGTGACATTCAAGGCTGAATCACCTCGTTTAAATACTTCCAAAACTGGTGACATTTTTTCACTGGATCGGTTTAGTGGACTGAAGGGGGCTGTATGAAAAGTCATGATCATTTACTTGATAAGCAATACGATGAAGAGCAATACAACTGTGTTCACTTTGCGCATGAAGCCGCTTTAGATCTATATGGAGTAGACCGGAGCGAAGCTTTAGATTTGTTCATGCAACCTAAAGGCCATATCGAGTTTAAAGTCTCACGATTAAAGCTCTTAAATCCACTGCCCATGCCCAAGGAAGGCTGCATAGTCGCCTTCCATCCAAGACAACGAAATAAGCCCCCGCATGTGGGGCTTTTTCGTGGGCAGAAGGTTTTACACCTAATGGAGAGCGGAGTCACTTATTTAGCTGAAGACGTCATTAAAGCAATGGGGTTTAGTCGGGTCAGTTACTATGATTAAGATTATTTATAAACAGGATCCTTTGTCTGAAGAAAAGACAATTGAGCAAGCCGAAACTATCGGGCAATGGCTTACTTCAAAATATGAATACTTGCCTGAGCATGTCCGTATTTTTCACACTTCAAGCAATATGGATCATGCGGAGATCTCTTTTGCCAATGAAGTTACACCTAAGAATGCTCACGACTTAAAGCAGCTTGATTTCTTGCCGGGCACTTTCATTGTGATTGAAAACCCGAAAGGTATGCCTGCGCTTATTGCTGCTATCGTTTCCATTGTCTTAAGTGTGGCGATTGCATTTTTAATGCCCGCGCCGTCAATTGCCCAAACCACTCAGAATAACAACCAATCCTCATCAGCAAATAACGAACTTTCAAACCGCGAAAACAAAATGCGAGTGAATGGACGTATTGCTGATATTTATGGTGCAGCTTGGGATACGCCTGATTTAATTGCAGTTCCTTATAAGGTCTATGAAAACAACGTCGAAGTTGAACATCTTGTTGGCTGTATTGGGCGTGGTCACTATCACATCAAAGGCGCTTACGATGGTGAAACCAATATTGTTGATATTGCAGGTGCGTCGGTAGAGGTCTTTCGACCAGGTGTCGATATCATATCTGGACAGCCTTATTTTTCCCTTGGTAGCGAAATTACTACGCCGCCTTTAACTGTCCAGCATCAAAACTCAGTGAATGGCCAGATCTTACGACCAGCTGACACTCAAAGTCTGGAAGGCACCAATTATCTTCAATTTGCTTATCCAAATGAGATCCTTCGAGCAGCTGCTAACAATACCGATTTAACGACTAAGTTTGTCAGCAATGACCGAGTTGAAATCACCAATGCTACGTTTACTTTTAACGGACAAACATACGATTTAAACGGTACTTACAGCGTCTTATCTGTAGCAGACGATCGGATGGCTTTGTCTAACCCAGCAGCAGTTAATCCGAACTGGCTAAAGGTAAAAGAACTCACTAACCAGCAAACAGCTGCTGCCTCTCCAAAGCTTTCATCTATTGGCGAGAAGTGGATTGGCCCGTTTATCCTAGACAACATTGAACGTAATCGTGTCATCTTTAATTTTGTCGCGAATAATGGGCTTTATACAGTCTCTTCAGGAGGTAATCAGGCGGCTGTAAATGTCACGATTGAAGTTGAAGTAACTCCAGTGAATGAGTCTGGCGCAGCTATTGGTAATCCAATGCTAAAGCAGATCATTCTAAAAGGCTCTGCAAAGTCACGCCAAACAGTTGGTGCGTCGCTGGATATGGTCACATTTCAGGGACGCTGTAGTGTACGTGCTCGACGATTAACACCAACCCCAGCAGTGACAACCGTTGTTGATGAAGTGAAGTGGCAAGCTTTATACGGCGCATTTCCATTGCAAAGCACGATGTATGAACATGAAACGGTTTTTCGTGCACGTACATATGCAACGACTGGAGCTTTATCTGTTAAGTCGCGAAAGATCAATTTTGATCTTCAGCGCATGTTGCCAACCTATAAAAATGGAGCAATGACGACAGAGTTGTTTCCAACTTCTAGTTTTGCTGATGCTCTTTTATCGATGGCGCTCGATGACAAGATAGGCCGCCGTACGATCGACGAGATTGATATTGAAAACATCTATCGTACTTATAACGATATTGTCGATTACTTCGGTACACCTTTAGCGGCCGAGTTCTGTACCACCATTGATGACACCAATCTTTCATTTGAAGAGCTGGTCACCAACCTTTGTGATGCTGTTTTTTGTACTGCTTATCGTCAGAACAACAAGCTAAAGATCTATTTTGAACGGCCAACGGATAATTCGGTATTGCTGTTTAACTTCAGGAATATCATTCCGGATAGTTATAAGCATGATCTAACGCTTGGCATGATGGATGACTATGATGGGTTGGTCTATGAATATACGGATCCGGCCGATGATAGTCGTATCAATATTTATTTGCCGGATAAAGGAGCCAAGAACCCCAAAGAAGTGAAATCGGTAGGTGTGCGCAATAAATGGCAAGCCCGTTTTAATGCGTACCGACTCTGGAATAAGCTCCGCTTTCAGCGCAAATCCATTACCTTTGATGCTGCTCCTGAATCGGAATTACTAGTTTTAAGGGACCGTATTGCTGTAGCTGATTATCGTAATGGCATCCATCAAAGTGGTGATGTGGTTAAACAAGAGGGTTTAATTCTCACTCTAAGCCATGATGTCGATTTCATAGCTGGGAAGAGCTACGTGATTTATTTGCAAATGGGAGATGGTACCGTTGATCTACTTCCTATTACTGCTGGATCTACTAAGAACAAAGTAGTTCTAGGACGTTTGCCAAATGGTGCTTTAAAGCTAAGTTCTGATGATTTTGTTAATACGATCTATACAGTTGTTAATGACGATACCAAAGACTCATTACCTTACCTTGTCGCTAAAAAAGATCCGGTTGATAAGTTCTCAAATACCGTTACAGCAGTAAATTACGATGTTCGTTATTACCTCAACGATAAAGACTTTATTGACGTGCCCGTTGATGATTCACCAATTTACATTCGATATGACCAGCTTGATATTAATCTTGCGCGGCTATATCAGATGCAAAGAGGTGACTTACCAACAACAGGAGAAATTAGCTTTATTGTTGAAGCTGGTGCCTTGGTTTCGAGTTCCAGTTCACTTCGGCCAGAAACACGAATGGTTTATAAGTTTGACCATAACTCAAGTCCGGCAAAACAGGAGTTTATTGTTCCAGCTGCTCCTGAATTTCCTGCCATTGATACTGGGGAGTTTCCTGCTGGTCTTACTGTAAATCTTACAATTAAAGGTTCAGTAGTAGGTCGTGGTGGTGATGGCGGTTTGCCTCATCTTGCTTTTGGTGCCTGGTCAAGTGACCCAGATTACAACTTTACTAAAACGCGCCGTGATGGATTCAAGGGAGCACCCGGTTTAATGAACCGGCACAGCAAATTGAATCTGATTATCGATGGAGGTACGTTGGCCCGTGGCGGTTCTGGTGGTGGTGCTACTCCAAGTGGGATCTACACTGAGTTGAGCTATGGGGTACAAGGTATTCCGGGTGGAGCTGGGGCACCATTTGGCCGTGTTATGACAGGAGAGCCTATCTACAATGATACCCAGGACTGGCGCTGGTATTTGAATGGTGGGTATTTGATGGTTGTAAAAGTCACTGATGCTGAGGCTGTGATGCCGGGTAAGGGATACCGCACTCAAAATGACCGATATGGATCTCCTTTATCCGGTGATGGTGGTGGTTGGGGGCAACGTGGTACTAAGTCAACCAATGATGGAACTTGGAATTGGAATTACCATGGCACAACGGAAGGCCAGCCGGGAGCGGGTGGTACCGCGATTGTCGGAGTAGCACCACTCACTACAAAATTGATTAATGGAGGGAAAATTTTACAAACTGTTTAACGTTATAAGCACTCTTGAAGGGTGCTTTTTTATATATTAAAACCTTTAAAGGAACAAAAATGGCTACAGTAAATGCAATTGACGTTATAGATGGCACCAAAAACCAGCATGAAATAAATGATGCTCAAACGATAAAGAATAAAGAAATTGCTTCTTTGAGTGACTATATAGATGGAACATCCGGTGATGTTTCTTTGAGTCTTGAAGAAGCTCTAGCAAACAATAGTCTTAGAGTTACTGATGGTGAGTACTTCATTAATAATGCAGTGGTTGTCACAAAAGATCAGGCTATTAACTTTGATTTAACTGCAAAAATGAATTTTGGTCCTAATGGGCGGTTAAATTTTTCAGGCACTTCAGCTTTAATTAACAAGCCGTTAGCAAACATTATTAAAGGGGCTAATACTCTTACTGTTTCACACTTAGGTCAAATCAAGCGTGGTGATTTAATTTGTATTCATAACCCAGACAATGGAAGCTTTAACCCTGAGCTAGCCTATTACAAAGCTGGTGAATTTGTTGAAGTTGCACGTGTGAGTGGAGATACGGTTACAGTACTTGGAAAGTTTTATGAAGCTTATGACTCCTCTATAGTAGATATTTATAAAATATCATCAATTACTGTAGATCTTTCCAAGCTAAATATAAATGTTGATGAGACAAACCCAAATCCAGCAGTGATTATCACTTTTGGTAGGGATTGTGTTATTTCTCACCCTAAAAGTGCAGGTGGTATGTATCAGAACATTATGCTTGATCGCTGCTACAACACTACCATGTACGGGAATGCAACTTCTTGTTTAGCTGATGTGACGCCAAATGGCCTGCAATATGGACTTGTATTAGCTAATTGTCAGAAGGGGCGTATATTTGGCGGTAATTTCAATGCCTCACGTCATGGTATTGCTTTTGGTAGTAGTAGTGGAGTGTGTAATGTTCCAGTACGAAACTGGCGTGTCATGGGTGCTTCTTTGCAAAATTTTGGAGCGGCAGCAGTAGGTGCCGCAGACATGCATGGCAATTGTGATGATGTACAGTACATTGATTGCCAGTTAGATGCCGCTCACATGGCTGGTAAGAATACAAAAATCGCTAATTCTCGTGTCACGGGTACTTCAACGGAGGCTTCAGGATGGGCTATTTACTCAAGCCACTCAATTGGTGGTACATGGGATTTAGAAGATGTAATCATTGATACGATTGGTGACGGTGCTGCACGAGGTATTATATATATCGCTCTCACACAGGATTTAACAGAAGACCTGCATATCAATATTAAAAATCTAACTGTTGAGTGCTCTCCGAAAGCAATTGATACATTAATTCAGGTGGTTGTTTCAAACGGTATTATTATTACTAAAAAGGTAAATATTAAAATAGATGGTGTGCGTGTCTTAAATGCAACATCTCTGACAAATCTTTTGAGATTTGGATATTCGAATATTGCAACAACTACACAAATTCCATCTGATTATATTTCAATTGAAGATGTTTCAGTGCCTAGGAGAACAAAGCTTCTTTACACAGCAAACCTACAGGCCAGTACAAAGCTGAGAATGCCAGAAGTCAGTGGTGCAATCACGGTAAATACTGGTGATGGTGCTCAGTATCGAGTTGCTGGAACTGAGTTAACATTACCGTATATCTATCCACGTGTACCAAATGTTTTTACACAACTATCACCAGTCAATAATGGGGGGTGGAATGATGATGCATTAAATTCTGGTGTAACAACGCCATCATTTGCAGGTGTGTATGGTTATATTCACAATAGACAGGTTGACAAGTTAACAGTTGGGCTTTACTCAACTGGGAAATATCTAACTGCTAATCGAAGTTATTCAATTCTTTATAGTGCTGGAATAAAAGATATCTAACTTGATAGTTGTACTTACAGGCCCTGAATCTATTAAAGATCAGGGCTTTTTTATTGTCTAAATTTTCTGGAGAAATAAATGGAACCGGTTTCAACTAGCGGTTTAACAGCACTTTTAAAATTTTATGGCGCAGCAATTATGGTGACTTTAGCTGTCGCATTAGTTGCAGCAGTTGTTTTGATGACACGTATGCCGCGTTCACCTCAAGAATGGGCCGTTGGGCTCATTTGTACCGTCGTATCAAGTTTAGCTGGTGGTTCATTCATTATCGTGAAATGGGGGCTTCATGAATGGGTTACCGATATTTGGGGGATGATTACCTTAGGGGGCTTCTTCTTTGTTTGCGGATTACCAGGTTGGGCTTTGGTCCGGTGGATCTTTAATTTCATAGATAAACAGGAAGGTAAAACGATCGTTGAAGTGATTAAAGAATTTAAGAAAGCCAGAAAAGACATCGAAAATAGTTAACCGCCTTCGGGCGGTATTATTAAATAGCTGACTTATATTTTTGTCATCTGTCGGAATTAATCAAATGATTTAGAGACTTGTTTATACTAAATGTTCAAAATAAAAAACAGGATAACGCCGTGAAAAAGATAATTTTAGCAACAGTAATGGGTTTCAGTGGAGTAAGTAGTGCTTTTGCCGAGTGCTCATATACCTTTGATGCGACCTTACAAGACCTACAAGCTTTTGAAGCAGCAAACGCAGCTAACTCAAGTAATTACCGTTATACAGAGCAAGTTGCTAATATAAATAATACTAATCAGTCTGGTTATGACGTTATAAATTATTATTCAAATAAAAATGTCGACAAGCTTTTAGCTTCTAAAAAATATATCCAGTTTAAAACTCAATATACTTCTAATACGCCAGACAATGTTGCCATAGTAGATAAACCTATTACTACTTCAGATATTTTTGCTCAGGAGTTCATTTTTGATGTGAATAATCTCAAGGTTAATCTTGGCAGTACTTCTCAGATGTATGAGTATGGTTTTGTTATTACTGGATCCTCACAATCTAAAGTGGAATTTACATTAAATTTAATGTTTGCAAAAGGTAATAACTATTCAGGTGTTATAAATGGAGACTCAATCGCTTCTTTAGGTGCTACATATAAATCAGATGGAAATGGTCATTTAACATACTTAAGTGCTAATAGAACCAGTAATCCAGTACAAGTTCCAGCTGATGGGAAGGTTAGAGTAGGAATTTATGTAAATCAAAATACTAAACAGATTGGCTATATTGTTAATGGTGTAAATTACGGCTACTTAAATCTTACTATGGAAAATAAATTAAAATATATAAGCTTCATGGGAGCAATTAACCAAGACCACTTTGCTAACTCTGCTTTGACTGGTAAAACAGTTGGGCTCCAATTGGTTACAGATAAGTCCAAAATGCAGTTTACTTATCCTACTGGAGCGAAGGATATTTGCGGTGTAGCTTTGTAAAAAACTATATAAGTAACAAATTTCTTTCAACAGCCGCCTTCGGGCGGTTTTTTATTACATGAAAACCGGGCCGGAGGAAACTCATAGCTAAGTTTTCTATGATCAAAAAGCAAAAACCCCAGTGTTGGCGCACTGAGGTTTTTTTTATCAACTTAACCAAAGCTAGATTAAGGAGAAGATATATCTATATGGAGCATTTTAAACCAATAGTGGAGCTTATGAAAGTATCTATTGAAAAGTATGGCTTATGGCAAACAATAGTTGCATTTATTCTTTTGTTTTCTATCCCAATCTTAATATGGAAGTTGGATGTAATAATTGCTTCTATAAAAGCATGAACCAACTTAAAAAAAAACTGCGCCACCTACGGGTGGCTTTTTTATGTCAAAAGGAAAGTGAAATGAATATTGAACAATATCTTGATGATCTCATCAAACGCGAAGGTGGTTATGTAAATAACCCAGCGGATCGAGGAGGTGCAACCAAATACGGCATTACTGAAGCAGTTGCTCGAGCAAATGGTTTTAAAGGCAATATGAAAGACTTACCCCTTGAAACCGCAAAAGCCGTTTATAAAAAACAGTACTGGACAGCTCCACGTTTTGACCAGGTGAATTCTATTTCATCAGCTGTTGCTGAAGAGCTTTTAGATACTGGCGTGAACTGTGGTACCGGATTTGCAAAACCACTTCTACAACGTGCTTTGAACTTGCTCAACAATCAAGGTAAAGCAGGTTGGCCAGATTTATCTATAGATGGAATTTATGGTCCAGCCACACTAAATGCACTCAAAACTTATCTATCTAAAAGAGGTAAAGAAGGCGAGAAAGTCCTGGTGCGTGTACTAAATATTATGCAGGGCCAACGCTATATTGAAATTTGTGAACGCAATCCAACTCAAGAGCAATTCTTTTACGGTTGGATCGCTAACCGTATTTCACTATGAAGGCTCTGATTTTGCTGTGCATTTTTTTATCAGGATGCACAGCATTTTTAATGATTCTCATATGCCTATCTTAACCATTTCCAAACGGCAAAAATTTAATTAAAAATGGTGGAAGTTCTGCCCATAGTAGAATCTTTTGTTGAGCAAATTATGTTGAAATATCATAATCTCTTTTTTGAAGTAAATTATTGGAATATTATGAAAAGAATTTTATTAATTGCCTTTTATTTTCCTATTGCTGTTTGGGCTTCTGTTTGTGAAGTACCTAAAGATCAAATCGTAATTGCTGACGTTGGTCTTGGGCATGATGTTAGGAAATTAGAAAAATATAAGGTAGAAATAGATAATAAAGTTTGGAATAAGAATAATAGTAAGTTTGGGGAAGCTCTTATTGGTCCTAAAGTTGAGAAATATTGGCTATTAGGAACACCAGTTCAATCTTTTAGTTACATTCAGTATTATAAACGCAATTATCTTATTTCTGGTTATAGCGTGAATTTTAATTTTGATGATATTAACCACATTAAGTTAAGAAAAATTCTTACAGAGTTATATGGATTACCTAAATCTAATTGGAAAATAAAAAAGGTGTTGATGGAAAATACGGTGAATTCGTTGATCAAAAATATGAGTGTGATAATTATACAATTCTTATTAATTCAGGTTCAGCTGCTGGAAGTTTTATGGTGATCGACGAAAAGTAATTTTTAGTTCAAAAACCCGCAAATATATGCGGGTTTTTATTATTTGGAGTAAAGTTATTATCCTTTGGGCGGTTGATATGATTGCAAAAGGTAATGAATGTGCTGCTAAAGTTGATTATGGATAGAAATAGGGGAAAGCCCTCAAGAGAGGGCTTTAGTAATTTATTAGATGTTCGAAAGAGTAATTATCTAAGGTGCTTTCCAAATTTATTTTGTTTTTTATAAAAAGTATATTGAGTTGACAAACTAAAATTTTAGCAATAAAAATTGGTTGACAGATCTAGAAAATAGCAATTTTAGTCTTATAAGATAAAGCCATGGCTATATCAAAATCTGTGAGTGAAATCCAAGCCAAGAGCAATTCTTTTACGGTTGGATCGCTAACCGCATTTCATTATGAAATTTTGGTTTTGCTGCGCATCCTGAAAACAGAATGCACAGCTCATACGATCAATAATAAAGGATTTCTACTCAATTTATCTCTCGACATCGACCAAGTTCGATCAGGAAAAATTTTTCTATGACTGGATCGGTAACAGAATATTCATATGAAGTATCTGGTTTTACTGTGCATTCTGCTATCAGGATGCACAGCTCATATTTAGATTAGTCTGTAGCTTTTGATCTCTTAGTAATATCTAAAATTATCTTATTATGTAAATGCACAACTAGATCTCCAGCTATATAGGCTGAGTAAATTTTATAGGCATCTGATATTTCGCTTGGTGTTTTATCTCGTGTCGCCTCAATTAGGAATCCATACTTTTTCGATATTGCATTTTCTAGATCATCTATGACTCTCTCATATTCCTCACATAAACTTATTGTATTGCTGATTGTTGAAAACATTTGCAAGTGAATTTTAAATTCTCGAAGAAAAAACGAAATTTCGGTTTGTATTTTACTTGTTATTATGAGTATCTGTGTTCTATCTTTAAAATCTAAAATTTGTTGAGAACAAAGGTTACTAATTTCAATAGTTTGATCTAAGGTTGACTTTAAAGAGTTTTGCAAATTAAAGAATGAATTTACTGCACTATTTATATGTGTATTTTGTGTTCTATGATCCTCGGTTACTCTCCAGCCATTAAAAACATATAGGGCCGTAAACGCTGCAAAAAAAGCTGCTAAAGCTCCTAGAATTGATCCAAAAGCAGAAATCATTTCTGCACTTTCGAAGAGGAAAGTTTTTAAAGAAATAAAAATTAGCATTGCTACACAGTAGACAATTGCAGTTACAAAGAACCAAAAAGACGTTTTTTTCAGAATTTCCATGTAGTCATAAACGTATTAAAAAAATAATTATATTTTAATTTTTATAATTAGTAATTCATCCCACTTAAATGGATTTCTACTAAGTTTGTCTCGTGACATCGACCAGTTTCGATTGGGAACAAAACATGGGCCGACACCTAATTTCTTCTTTCCAAACTTGCTATGGATACCATCCATAGCTTGCATCAAACATTCCTTTTTCTCTATATGTTTAAAGTCAGTTAATAAGTCATAAGTATGGCCAGATTTTGGCTCTAAACATGTCAGCACTACACCACATTTTTTATATTTAATTCCTTCCTTATAGATTTCATTTAACATCCTTGTCGCTGCTTTGACAAAATCTAATGCGCAGTCAGTCGGTTCTGAAAAAGATCCTGTAATAGATTTATTGTAAAAGGGCACATTGGGATCAAAAGGATTTGACTGCACAAAAGCAATCATACATCCGCATAAAAGCTCTTCATCACGTAGCCTCTTACATGCATCTTGCGCATACATTGAGATAGCTTCTTTTAGATCTGTTAATTCAGTTACGCGACCACCGAAAGACCGGCTGGCAACAATTTGTTTTTTTGATGGGGGAGTATGTTCGATCTCAATGCATGAGATGCCTTGGAGTTCGTAGATCGTGCGAGCCATGACGATAGAAAATTTCTTTTGCATCTCTCGAGGCTCAGCACAAGCTAAATCAAGCACCGTATTAATTCCCATGCTTTGCAACTTTTTTGAGTGCTTACGGCCCACGCCCCAAACTTCTGAAACGTCTATTTGAGCGAAGTAATATTCTTTATTGCATGGATCCATATTTACGAGATCGCACACACTGTTAAAGCCAGAATTCTTTTTAGCAATATAATTTGCAATCTTAGATTCTGTTTTACTTCTGCCGATACCAATACAGACTGGTAAGCCAAGCCACTTCCAAATTTGTTTACGCATCTCTTGGCCAACTTTCTCTAAATCAAAGTTCTTCTCATAAGCTGTGAAATCAACAAAGCATTCATCAATCGAATAAGGTTCAACATCTTCTGCGGTTACGTAAGAGCTCAGAATCTTATGGAAACGTCTCGACATTTCTGCATACATTGCATAGTTGCTTGAAAGTACAATTACCTTGTTTTGCTGAACTATATCTTTGATCTGGAATAGTGGAACGCCCATTTTAATGCCTAGCGCTTTTGATTCATTGCTGCGAGCAACGGCACACCCATCGTTATTGCTGAGAACAATCACAGGCTTA